AGGAAGATCTTTTCCAGCTAATTCAACCTTCTTCTTAACCTGTTCAGCAGTTTGTTCTTCAACTTGATATTTGCAATTGTAAGTATCGAATAAAACTATCTTAGTTTTATATGCTCCCATACTCATCTTTGATTGAATATTAATAGTAGTATCTGATTGATGATCTAATAATTTTCCATCATAACCAGCAGGAATTCCTTTAATTCCATCAGGACTATTATTAAATACATAAGACTTTTTTTTCTTTTGTTTAAACAATCCTTCAATAGATTTAAAACGATATCCATCAGCAGTTTCAAAGAAAAGAAATCCTGCACTATTGCCATCACCATTCTCTGGAATACCCTGTTTAGATAAAAGATTTAACATGTAAAAAGGTTTACGATTACCACCAATAAAATTATATTCATTAGTGGATGTTTCTATATCTAATTTCTTTTTAGTTTTTAATCTATCTTCAAATATTCTTTTAACATGCTCATCTACTTTTCCAGTTTCTCTACTTCTACATCTAGATTCACCCATCTCATTACGGATATATTCTTCAGAAACTAATTCTAAACTAACAACATTCTTTTGACTATCTTCAAACAATGGCACTACAGTATTAACTATCATTTTAAGTTTTAATTTTTGATCATTATTATCTTCCATTTCTAATTTAAAATCCTCAGTTCCCACAAGAGGAAGTCCCTCCAACACGGATTTACCATCAACAGCTTTACCAACATCAGAGTAAACAATGTATGCTTTCACTGAGTCTTGTAATATGCTTTCGTGATAGGTTAATCTAAGTATACCATTTACTAAACTAGCATTTTTCCCTGCGTCTACGTTAGAGACTACTTCTGCTTTTGATATACTGGCTGGTGATGATTTTTTTGCTTCGTTAGACATAATACTATTTACCCGCGTACATAGAGAGAGCTACTTCATCTATGTTTCTCTTAATAGATCTTGTTCTCATTCCACTACCTCTTCTATTAGTTGGATTACCTACACCACCACCACTTCCACCTCCAGTTGGAACAGGAATAAAGACTGCATTACCTTCACCACTTTCATAAGTTGTTTCTCTTGATATTTCTTCTGCGTCTTTACCTGCCTTATTCTGATTACTTCTAGAAATACGACCAGTCTTTTCCTTTTCTGGTTTTACTTCCTTTTGAGATTCATCACCACCAAATATTTTAGGGAAGAAAGATTTAGCAAGTAATGGCACAGTTTTTGTAAGATTGAGAAGAGCAAGCCAATTAGTCACTCCCAATTTAGTTTTATTTTCTTCTTTAAATTTTTCTATAAATCTACCAAAACCATCCTTGAAGAAATCAAATATTGGTTTAACGAATGTTTTAAAAGTATCTTTTAATTTTTGACCCGCAGCTTCTGCACCACCACCGAGAATTAATTCATATAATACGTCACCAACAAAAACACCAATGGTCTCTCCTATCAGTGTTCCAAGAATAGGTATAGGTATGAACGTTCCAAGTGCACCACCTAGTGCAGCACCAGTTGCTTTAAATAATGCTTGTGCTGCTGGTTCACCAGACATTAAAGACACTACACCAACAATTAATGGCCCTAATATTGGTATGCGTTTAGCAAATCCTTTGACTGCTGGTAGTGCTCCCTTCAATGCAGGGGAAACAAACTTTGCTGCCTTTCCAAATATCTTAGAAGCAAATCCACTAACCTTTCCTGCACCCTTACTTAGTAATCCCTTTCCTTTACTTAGTATTCCCTTTACACCTTTCCTTACACCAGGCCCCACGAATCTTCCTAGATTTGCTATCGCTCTTCTTGCAAAATTTTTAATAAATCTAAATGTATTTTTTATGACTTGACTAATTGTCTTTGCAAATTTTGTTTTTATGATTTGAAATATTACAAATGAATTTATTAGAGTCTTTAAATTTTCCATAAAGAGTTTAAACTTATCTGCACCCTCTTCACCAAAAATATTAGTGACTATCTTCTCCATGCCACCAACAATTTTATATCCAAAATCAACAAAACTAATTAAACCTTGCAATAATAATCCAGCACCAGCGAGAGGTGGGCCAAATATAAACTTAAGAACTTTGCCAACCCCTTTTATAGCAGTGATCAATCCTTTTACTATAGGACTATCAGCAAGATCAATCAATTTCATTATGGCTATTCCGAAGAAAAATTTAGTCAAGAATCCAAATATACCTTCAAGAAATCCAATCTTTGGAACTTTAAATCTTTGTTTACTACCATCATCTGGTTTCTTTGATTTAGGTTTTTCTGTTTCAGATTCCTGTGCTGCACGTTTATCTCTCTCTGCTGCCTTTCTTGCTTTGCTTTGTGCTTTCTCTTTCAATACAAGATTATTTTTCATACTATCAGCAATCGTTGTTACAACAACACTTATATCTTGAACTTGTTTTACAATTGCTGATCCTCCACCACCAGATCCAACATCACCACCAACAGTCTGTGCAGATACATTGATAGTTTGTTTTGATGCTGGAATCTCTGGCCCCTGCATGGGAGATTTTGATGCCATACTGCTAACCATATTCATGGCAGTATCTTTTTTACTTGCACCTGTTTGACCAGCAGCAGGAAGTGCCTTTGGTTTTCTTCCCATCAATTTATCTGTAGCAATTTTTTTCCCTTGTTGTTTAGCAAGAGATCCTGCTGCTGATTTAACTATCGCTCCTATTCCTGCCATAGATTATCTCCTTATCCCCAACGTCTGTTCTTTTGCTATTCCACCTGGTGCAAGCACATCGAATGATGGTATCTGTTCTCCAGAATCAAAACCATCATTACCAGGAATTGGTTTTGCAGTGGCATTAGTTTTTCCTAAGTTTTTAAGAGCATTGAGTGCCTTCGCTGCTGGTGGTGGAACTGGTAATTTTTTAACTTGATTTACAGCAAATTTTAAAAGACGAGCTTGTGGTGTTTTTGATAAAACATTTCCTGCATTTTTAACCATGCCACCTAAGAACATGTGTTGAACATCTCCTCCACGATTCATGTAAACATTACCAAATGTCTGATGATAATCATCCATCGCAAAGTTATCAACAAATCCACCCATATTCATCATGGGTTTAGATTTTTTCTTCATGGGTCTACCATTTGGCCCTCGTGGAACATCATTTGATTTATTAACTCCGCCAGCAGCAGCATTCATACCATATAATGTATCAACACCATATTGTTTTACCGCGTCTTTAGTCAACACAAATTCACCAGGTGTTAACATGGCAGGAACAGTATCAGTATCACCTGAGCCTGGAACTGCACCACCTTGATTAAAGTTTGTTGGTGAAGAATTTGGAGTCTCCCCTGCACCTGCTGGTGGTTTAAATTCTGCTGATTTATCATCTCCAACTTTTTCTTCTTTGAGTTCTGTCGTATCTTCAATCCTTGCATTGTCATCAAGAGCAGTTACATCTTTCTCTCCCTTTTTAAGTTCTTTATCTACCTGTGCACCTAATCCAAATATAGATTTTATAAGTGTAATTAATTTAGGAAGGAATCCAACTGCCAATGCAATTACACCAGCAAGAACAGGAAAACCTGGCACAAATGCCATGAGTGCAGTGATGATTGCAGGCCAATAGTCTTTCAGGAACTTAAAAATTGAATCTAATTTTGATTTATTATCAGGATTACCCATCCAATCAAGAATTTTCATCAATCCAGCACCGAGCAAGAACATACTTAAAAACTTAAATATCTGTTTGAAGACACCCTCTACTGGTTTTAAAAGTTTTCCAACTGTACCTGTAACTTTTTTAAATCCTGCTTTAGCACCCTCCATCATTTTCTCTTTCATGCTTCTTTTCTTTTTCTCTCTTGCTTCTCTAGTATCATCTGCTTTATCCTCTTCAATTTTATTTTCTGCAGCAACAATACCTTTGATGATGTTCACATCGTTTGATATCTTCATCAGTGCACCAGACATATCACCACCACCCTCATCCTCTGCTGGAGGTAACGCAAGTGGTGCAGAACCTGGTGATATAAAATTCATTGCATTATTTTTTTTCTTTTCTTTCGCATCTATCTGTGCCTTAACTTCATCTGCTGATAGTTTAGGTTGTCTTCTCTTTGCTGCCCTTGATTTACCACCACTCTTTGCTGCTTCTTTCCTACTCTTTGCATGCCTAAAACCTTTTATCGCATCTACTAATTCTATTAGTCTAGGGTCACTTGCATTTTCTATCTCTAATTTATGGTATGACTCTTTTAACGCAAGAATATAATCAGCATCGGATTCGATGTCAACTGGTTCGTATCCGAGACCGTATAGTATTTCTAGTGCACTAGATTTAGCCATTACTTAGATTGTTGTCGTTTAAGTTCTTCCTCTTCAAGATGTTGTTTTAATAATCCAACATAGATATCTCTCT